CCCGGAAGATTGTAAAAGCGGTGCCTTCCCGCCTTGATGTCCTCATGCAACGGCAAATAGCACGGGGCTATAAAGTTCTCTACAGCTACAGTAGCGGTTGTACTATCCCGAGAAGCCATCTCAAGGGCCGCTATGCGCTGTTCCAGCTTATCCCGAGTTATCATTGGCGTATCTCCTCCAACGCTGCAAGACGCTCTGCAAGGTCGTTCTGGTCGGTTAAACGCACAGCGTAATCAAGGGCGATTTTCGCTGCGTTCACGCGAGCTGCCGGGTTGATCTCCTCGTCCTCCATGACCGTTTGCAGCGTAGATAATGCAGGTTCAAGAAGCTGCTGCGCCCTGCGTGTCGCGTCCTGTACCACTCCGGCGAAGGCCTCGCGGTATCGTTGGCAAAACTCTTGATCCTCGAAATAGGACCGCATGGTACGCTCTGAAATGCCCGCCGCTGTTGCCGCCTCCTTTTTGTTGCGCGAGGTCAGGAGCGCCGCAAGAAGTCTTTCTTTATTGGGTGTCATTCGTTCCCTCCTTTCTGCTTTCTGCCGTTTTCTGCCGTTGGTATAGGCTGATCCAGTCCGCAAGCGTCATGCAGACGAGCCACGGTGAGCGGTTCTTCCGCCAAAAGATTGCCGGCAAGCCGTCTTTAAATTTGCGGCTGTCCCGCTCCGCCTGCTCAATCCAGTCGTATAACGCCTGTTTCTCCCCGCGCTTGCACTCGATATGTACGCCGTCAAGCCCGGTCAAGTCGGGGGTGCTGCCATAGCTCGCAGCCTCCCCCGGCTGTACAAGGTAGCCGTAGCCTTGTAGGAGGCGGCAAAGCTCCAACTCCCCGGCTCGGCCTTTGCTTTGTGACTTTTTCCCGCTCGTTCCTCTTCACCTGCTTTCCGTAAAATAGTGGTGTCCCTGCGTCCCTGTAGGAGGGACGGTATATCTTTTTATAATGGCAAGAGACGAAACTATTCTCCCGCGAGGGTGTCCCTCTTAGAGGGACGGAGGGACACCGTTTTATAGCAAATTGATTACCCGAACGCCTCTTGCGCCATTGGATTTAACCCCCATCTGAATGCCTATACCATAGCCAGAAAACAGCTCTTCACGGCGGGGGATGAGCTGCCGCCGGACCTCTTCACCGGGGTTGTCCACCGGTGTTCCATACGCCGACCTAACGAGGGCATCGTAGGAGAAGGTCTTCCCTTCTTGTTGACGCTCCGGCGCGTGCTCGATGATCCACGAGCATATCGGGTTGCCACGCAAATCGGGCTTGGTCTCCGCAAGACGCATCCACTCGCAAAAGCGCTCATCAAATACGAGGCTCATCTCGCCACCCTTCGCGTCGCGCGGCGTATACTCCACCGACGCCTTGCCATCAAAGCGCTTTCCATCGGCCACAAGGTTGATTACACAGTCGCAGGAACCGGAAATACCCATCGTCCCGCTGAGCCGCTCAAAGGAATCAAGAACAAGTCCCGCCCCCTTTTTATCGTGGTGGACGAACAGAAGCGCTATATTCTCTTCAAGCGCCATGCGCTGGACCGGCTCTAAGAGGCTGATATCGGCATCATAAGCGTTTGCGCCAGGCGCTCTGTAGCTACCGCGTGCGCGGCTGTAGGTATCTACGATGATGAGCCGGATCGAGGGCCGCGCCCGGTGGAGCTGCCGCAGCTTGTCCACAAGGCCGTCTGCAAAGCGCTCTGTAATGGAATTTGTGATAAATACGTTACTTGGCATCTTCGTAGACATTCGAGCAGAGCGGGAGGAAATACGGCTCTTGCTGCCCTCGAGATCGAGATAGGCTACATCGCACTTCGTGGTAGCGAGACCGAGAAACGGCGTACCGGTCGCAACAGCTACCGCCATTTGCAGAGCCAGAAAGGACTTTCTGATCTTCGGCGCTCCCGATAGGAACGTCATGCCGACCGGGATCATCCCGTCAACGATGAACTCCGGCGGGCGGCGCTCCTCTTCGGTCAAGTCCGGGACGCTGTAAAAGCCAAACTCTGCAAAAATATCCTTCGACAGAGCCGGTGTCCATTCCAGTGTCTGCGTCGCAAGTTGGACGATCATCTTGCAGGCGGTTTCGTCGCCGAATCTCTCGATAAGGTCGGATACATCGCCGTGCTCCGGAATCTCCGGCCATACGGTCGAGAGGTCACAAAGCTGGACATGATCCGCCACTCCGTGAAGCGCGGAGGCGGTCTCTTCGGCGTATGCCTTGCCCACGGCGTCATTATCCAGGAAGATGATAACGGTATGGCCCCGCAGCTGCTCCGTGTACTCTGGCCGCCACTTGCCGGGACCTGCGCCGTCTGCGCCGCTGACCGCATCAAAGCCGAAGCGGTGCAAATTGTCGGCGTCTTTCTCGCCCTCGGTGACGAATACCTGATTGTTGGCGAGAGAACCAGCTATGTAGAGTGAATGTGGGACGCCCTGCCGGTTATAAATCCAGCCGCCTTTTCCGTCCGGTCTGCGCCATGAAAAGGACTTGTCCGACTTGCGGAGCTTCTGGACGCCGTTTGGGTACTCATACACGGCCACGATCTGTGGGCGCTCTGTGG